CGGGGCCGGGTGTGGAGCCAGAACAGCGACCGCTTCTCTGGCAAGCAGTCCCACGACGCTATCAAGGCTCTGCAACTGGAGTCAGGCGTGTACTGCGACGAGGAGCTGTTCGACATCCCCGGCCTGGGCCAGCTCACCCGCAAAACACCCCGCAGCCTTTCCTACGACTCGATGGGGGAGGAGACATTCCAAGACTTCTGGCGCCAGTGCTGCGCGTACCTGGTGCTGCATGATTGGCCAACGCTCACGGAAGAGCGCCTGACCGAAATGGCCGAGTTCGAAGCATTCAAGGAGGCAGCATGATCAATTACCAGGAGCCGACGATATCTGAGCTACTTACCAAGTGCATGGTGACGTGGAATCTGGGATCTGAGCGCATCGCATTGACTGCAGAAACAAGCCCGCCCACCTGTGAGCAGATATTTTGCAAGGATGGCGCCCGCTACAAGATCGTAGCGGTCTGTGGTCCTTACAGTTACCGCTGGGCAGACGTTCTTCTGATGAGTGTGGAGGCTGAGCCATGCTTGTAACAGCCAAGGAGCGGAAGAAGAAAGTCTGCGATAACCCGGCGTGCGGCGCCTCATTTGTCCCGCAGCGCATCGGGCAGGCCGTATGCAGCCCGAAGTGCGGCCTGGCCATCAAGGACGTGAACCAGGCGAAGGCGCGCAAGTCGCTGGCCCAGGTCGAGCGCCGCGAGATCAAGGTCCGCAAGGCGAAGCTGAAGAGCAGGGCGGATCACCTGCGCGAAGCCCAGGCGGCGGTCAATGAATACGTGCGCCTGCGTGACGCGCACCTGCCATGCATCAGCTGCGACTCGACGCCCAATGACAACGACCTAATGACTGGCAGCCGATGGGACGCTGGGCATTATCGATCCGTGGGTGCCTGTCCAGAGCTGCGCTTCGAGCCCCTGAACATCCACCGTCAGTGTGTGAAGTGCAATCGCAACCTATCCGGCAATGCCGTGGAATACCGGATTCGCCTGGTGCAGCGCATCGGCACCGAGAAGGTGGCTTGGCTGGAAGGCCTACATCCGCCTTGCAAGTACACCGTAGAAGAGATCAAGGCCATCAAGGCCGAATACCGGGCAAAGACCAAAGAACTGAAGAAGGGGCAGGCAGCATGAAACTGATCAACGCACGTCAAGCGTGGACTGATGCGCAGCACGAATCGAACGCCTCAATCAGTGCTGCTGCGGCTGACCGAGCCAAGTCCGCAACCGTAGTCAGGAAGGAAAAGGCAGCACTCCGCGAGATCATCTTCGCAGCCCAGGGCGACGACAAGGAAGAGCGCATCATGGCTGTGCGCCAGAAGATCAGCATTGCCGAAACGCGGCGCGCACCGATTGGGCGCTCCACGCATCGAGCAGCTCACCTTCTCACCATGGGGAAGGTGCAGAAGGCTATCGAGTCGCTGCCGTTCCAAGTGCAGCAACTGGGGCACTACCTCTACCACCCGTGCATGACCGTCGTGCACATGCTCAATGCCGAAAAGCTGATTTGGTCAGATACAGACTTTGGCGCGCTCACCGATGCCAAGGCGACGAAGGTTCATTGCCTGATCACCTGCGCCCTGCAGTCCTACAAGGTGGAGGTGAGCGGCGGTGACGCATGGGGCCCGACTCGAGTGTCCGACGCCATGATGAAGCTGTATGGGATCACCATTGAGCCCAAGCACTGGGATCGCGACTGGCTCGACATCTGGAATTTCCTGCGAAAAGCTATTGAAGAAGTGGATATTCAGGCTCAGGAACCTGTATGGCAGGTTATTCACTCGGAAAATTCAGAGGAAGCGGCATAAAGGTGTTGCTATGGTGGGGAATCTGATGTACTTTTCCCACACTGCGCAACTTACCTCCAGCGCACGACCACTTCGAAGCCCGGCCAAGCGCCGGGTTTTTTATTGAGTAGTGTCCTTTGGCTTTAATTTACCTCAACATCTCGCCTCCATGATCAAGGAGGTGGACACATGTTTGATTTAGGAATGGCGAAGTTGCATGTAGACGACTTAAGTCCAGAGTGGCGGAAAGTCGCGCAAAATTTAGACCCTAAACTTGTCACCGTCTGGGTGGTTTTTTACCAAGGCAGAGTATTTGGCGTCTATGCATCAGTTATGGCAGCAGCCAAGGCGGTCGCTAAAATCGAATTACAGTTGGTTGCGGGTGAAAAGCCTCAGCCACAGTCCTCATTAAAGGTGTTGCTGGAAAGAAAGCTAAAAGATGCCGATTTGAAAGATCAGGATCCACCAGGCTCAAAGCCATCGATCTGAATTCACTGCTATCCAGCGAGCCCAGCCATCGAGCTGGGCTTTTTTGTTTTCGGCCCCGCCACACCCTTCGCACTGAGCAGGGAGTGCTGCCGGGGCTGACCTATTTCAAACATGCCCCACGGAGTCGAGCGCATGGAGTATCTACAGCGCCTGCTCGACAAGATCGACAGGTTCGAATTGCTGATTGCGGGCCTCGTTGGGGCTGTGATCGCCAGCTGGTGGCACAAGGACGACTTGAACGACTGGCGAGCCTGGTTGATCTTCCTTATCACCGGCATGGCCTGCTCGATCTACCTCACGAGCATGGTCAGCACCTACCTGGGCGTGACCGAGCCGAAGATCGTCGCCGGTATCGGCTTCCTGCTCGGAGCCTTCGGCGGCTCGCTCCTCGCGGCTATCAATCGAGCCATTAAATCCGCTGACCTCTGGGCGCTCATTCGCCAGCGGTTCGGGGGAGGCAATCCACCATGAATCTTGAACTGATCAACTCCATCGCCTGCGGCCTTATCGCGCTGTGGGCTGCGTGGTGCGTATTGAGCGGGAAGGTGAGGGACGGCATCCTTGGGAAGCTGATCTACTCGACGATCGCCATCAGCGGTTTCGTCGTCATGGCTCGCAGCCAGAACATCTTCTTCGGCCCGACCAGTGCCGGGCTGACTTTGCATGTGTCCTTGGCTCTCGCCGGTGTCCGCCACATCTTCATGGTCACGTACTGGCAGTCGGTTAAAGCCTGGCTTTGCCGGACGCTGAACTGCGAGCACTGCATGAGCTGTGACAAGGCGCCAGGTGGTGTCGAGCGCCGGGGCAAGTAATCCGCGCCACGTTTTCGAATGCGCCAAATCGTGGCGCTAGGTTCTGCAGATGAACAAAGTCGCCCGCCTGCGCCACGCGCTACCGATGAGCCAGGACATCAACAAGGCCCTGACTGATCTGGATAGCGCCATTGCCAAGGCGATCGATGCGGCCAAGGCTTCCGGGCTTCCCCAGGGCTTGATCGTCGCAGAGCTGCACGGACATGCCCACGCACAGACTCATCAGATGGTGACCGAATGACCGTCAAAGTTCTTGAGTTCAAGCGAGAAGACTGGCGCGACGCCGCAAAGACCCTGCGCAAGATCGCCGATGACCTCGATGCTGGGGAGCATCCCGAGTGCACAGTAGGCGCCTTGACGCTGATCGGCGCGAAGGGTGAGGTGACCGTGTTCGGCCTCGGTCCTAAGTGCGACGACCTGCAATGCCTGGGTGCCATGCGCCTGGGTGAGCAGAAGCTGATTGATGTGCTGCTGGAAGGCGGGACTGGGTAGGTATGCCGCAGGTGAGTGCGGCACGGATGGATCACTTCAATTTCAGGGCTTCCTGGATCTGATCAGCGTATGCCGATAGCCGGCCCATTTCCTCGTGAAGAATTCCACCACGCTCCGGTGAGTTCCCCACCTTCGAATTGATCAGCGTTAATGCAGCAATTACTGCTGCTTCACGTTGCGCCTCGGCAGAGCCAGGTCCAAAACCGGTATCCCTGAGTAGGTTTTTAAAGTTTTCAGACATGTTGCTTTCCTTGCTGATGAGTTGATCCTCACCAATACCGGCAACGCGCCACTATTTCAATCCCGCCTCTAGGCTTACCTGAGACAATTTATGACAACCAAGCAACCCGACTGGGAGGCAATCGAACGCGCCTACCGGGCTGGTTCGCTGTCCATCAGGACTATCGCTGAGCGCCAAGGCGTGAGCGACACGGCAATTCGAAAGAAAGCCAAGGTTCAAGGATGGGCGAGAGACCTTTCTGATCAGGTGCGCAAAGAGGTTCGCAGCAAGCTGGTTCGCGGAGAGGTTCGCAACGACCAAGGCGCGAACTGCGAACTGGACGCCGAGATCATTGAAGAGGCCGCAGAAGAAGGGGCTCGGGTGGTTCGCAGCCATCGCCGAGACATTCGCAAGGCCACGAACCTTGCGAACCTGCTGATGGATGACCTGCTCAATACCATCCAGCGCCGCGAAGAGATCGAAGACGCGATCATCGACGAGACTGACGAGGACAGTAACGGGATGCGCCGGGCTTCGATGCTTGCCGCTGTGGCGCTACCCAGCAATTCCAAAACCCTGTTCCAGCTTTCCTCTGCAATGAAGAACCTGCAAGTTCTGGAGCGTCAGGCATTCAGCCTGGACGAGAAGGAGAAGACGGACGACGCCGACGAGATCTCGAAGATGATGGATGAATTAACACAGGACGCCTGACATGAAGCCCGAGCACATGAAGCTGCTTCGGGATCGGTTCTGGCGAGTGAATAATCTCTACCTCATCACCGACAAGCAGGGTAAGAAGGTTCGCTTCCGCATGACGCAGGAGCAGATCGACTACTTCCAGGGGATGCATACCCGGAACATCATCCTGAAGGCTCGGCAGCTGGGCTTTACGACGCTGGTCTGCATCGTCCAGTTGGATGCAGCGCTGTTCGAGGCTGCCAAGTGCGCCTTGATCGCTCACACCCTGAACGATGCCAAGCGCCTTTTCCGGGAAAAGGTGAAGTACGCCTACGACAACCTGCCGAAAGAGCTGCGCGCTGCCAACCCGGCGAGGAATGACGCCGCCGGTGAGCTGGTATTCAGCAAGGGCGGCTCGCTGTACGTCTCCACCTCGTTCCGGGGCGGCACACTGCGTTACCTGCACGTATCCGAGTTCGGGAAGATCTGCGCCAAGTTTCCGCACAAGGCACGGGAGATTGTCACCGGTGCTTTCGAGGCTGTCGCTGCTGAGTGCTTCGTCACTATCGAGTCAACGGCAGAAGGCCGGGCAGGATATTTCTTTGATTACAGCCAGTCAGCAGAGAGGCAACAACTGGCCGGTGTGCCACTGGGCCTGCTCGACTGGAAGTTCTTCTTCTTCAGTTGGTGGAACAACAAGGCCTACTGGCTTGATCCCACCGACGTGGTCATCCCGCAGCGACTGACCGACTACTTTAACGAACTGCACGCCAAGTACGGGATCGTCACCAACGAAGGCCAGCGCGCCTGGTATGCGGCCAAGGAAAAGACGCTCGGCGACGACATGAAGCGGGAATACCCGTCGATCCCCGTCGAAGCCTTCCAGCAGTCGGTCGAGGGCGCCTACTACGCGCAGCAGTTGACCAAGCTTTACGCGCAGCAGCGCATCGGAGTGATCCCGAACAACAGCCACCTGCCGGTGATGACCTTCTGGGATATCGGCGTTGGCGACTCCACGGCCATCTGGTTCGTGCGCCAGGTCGGTGAAGAGTTTCACATCATCGACTACTACGAGAACAGCGGCGAAGGCCTGCGCCATTACATGAAGGTGCTCAAGGACAAGGGTTATACCTACTCCGAGCACTGGGGGCCGCACGACATCGATAACCGGGAGTTCGGCAGCGATGCCAAGACTCGCCGGGAGCTGGCCCGCGAGGGCTACGACATCGACGGCCAGAAGTACTGCATGACGTTCCAGGTAGTTCCAAAGCTCGGCATCAATGACGGCATCGAGCAGGTGCGGGAGATCCTGCCCAAGTGCGTCTTCGACGACTCGAAGTGCGAACAGGGCGTGTCCTGCCTTGAGAACTACCGCAAGGAATGGGACGACAAGCGTGGCTGCTGGAAAGACAAGCCGCTTCACGACTGGACCTCTCACGGCTCCGACGCATTCCGGTACTTCGCTGTCGCCAAGAGCGCGAAGAAGCCGGTCAAATCAATCAAAATGGGATTCGCACGCTAATGGCAGACGTCACATACACCCGCCCGGAATACGACGCGGCACAGTCCCGTTGGCGGCTGGTGCGCGACGTGTGCAAGGGCTCCGAGACGGTCAAGGGGCGCGGCGATGTGTATTTGCCTAAGCCTAACGAGCACGACACGAGCAAAGAGAACCAAGATCGGTACAAGTCCTACAAGCAGCGTGCCGTGTTCTACAACGCCACAGGGCGAACCAAGCACAGCCTGGTGGGCGCGGTGTTTCGTACCTGGCCAACGCTGACTGTCCCCGGCGCACTTGGTTACGTGGCTACGGATGTAGACGGCCAGGGTGTGAGCGTCTACCAGCAGTCTCAGTCGGTCATTGGGCATCTGCTCGAGGTTGGTCGACACGGCTTGCTGGTGGACTACGCCGCGGTGCAGGCCGGTACCGTGAGCAAGGCGGACGAACAGGCTGGTCGCGCTCGCGCGAGTATTGCGAGCTATCCGGCTGAGTCGATCAGGAACTGGAAGACTCGCAAGGTCGGTGGTCAGCATCTGCTGAGCCTGGTTGTGCTTCAGGAGTCCGTGGATGTCGACACCGATGATGGCTTCGGTAGCGAAAAGGTTACCCAGTACCGAGTGCTACGCCTGGACGAGACCGGCGTTTACACCCAGGAGGTGTGGGAAGAGGGAGCAAGTCAGACGGTTATGATCATCCCTCAATTCACCCCGCTGAATGGCGCGGGCCAGCCTTGGCGGATCATCCCGTTCCACTTTCTCGGCAGCGAGAACAACGACACCAGCATCGACGACGCGCCGTTGTACGACATGGCGGTGCTGAACATCGGCCATTACTGCAACAGTGCGGACTATGAGGACTCGGTGTGGTTTTCCGGGCAGCCGCAGTTCTGGATTTCAGGGTTGGACGAGGCCTGGCGCGATCACCTTGAGGCAAACGGCATCTATGTCGGCTCCAGGGCTCCGCTGACGCTTCCTGCCAATGGGTCGTGTGGATTTGCTCAGCCTGAGCCCAACACGCTTGTGAAAGAGGCGATGGACGCCAAGAAGCAGGACATGGTTTCCCTGGGTGCCCGACTGATCGAGCGTGGTAGTGCAGTGAAGACCGCGACCCAGGCCGACAACGACAGCGCCGCCGAACACAGCGTTCTCTCTCTGGTGGTGAGCAACGTCAGCGAGGCGTACAGCCAGTGCCTGGCCTGGATGGCCGAGTTCGTGAATGCGCCCGGCGAGGTGGTCTACAAGCTCAACCAGGACTTCAGCCAGATCACTTTGGATGCGACGATCCTGGCGGCACTCTTCAACGCAGTGCAGGGCGGCAAGCTACCGGAAGGCGACTTCTGGCAGTACCTGCGTGATCGTGGCGTGATTAACCCAGAGAAGACGGACGAAGATATCCGGGGGGAACTGGAAACGCAAAGCACCGGACCTGACCTGGATGACGCTGACGAGGAAAACCTAAATGGCGGCAAACCAAGCAATCCTTGACGCCACCATCCGGCACGCCGTCTTCCTGGAGCAGCTGAAATCGGGGGAGGTTGCGAAGTTCGCACCCTTCCTCAAAGAAATTGACAGTTCAATCCGTGAGCGACTGACCCGGGCAGACCTGACGGATTACACCGTCGCGCGTCTGGAGCGGCTGCTGAGCGAAGTTGATAGCCTGCTGCTGGGTATCTTCGACCGGTACAGCGAAAAGCTGAACCTCGACCTGGTGGACATCGCCAATTACGAGGCCGAGTTTGAGGCGACCAGCCTGACCCGTGCGGCACCGGTGGGTGTCACTTTCGATGCAGCGGTGCCAGGTGCTGCTGCTATCAGGGCGGCGATCCTCACCAATCCGCTCAGTGTGCGCGGTGCCGACGGCGGGAAGCTGCTCAAGTCGTTCATTGATGGCTTCACCACCGCGGAGCGGCAACGCCTCACAGGCGCGATCAGGCAGGGCTTCTTCGAAGGCCAAACCAACTTCCAGATCATCAAGAATATTCGCGGCACCAAGGCCCTCCAGTACAACGACGGCATCCTGGCCACGACGAACCGCAACGCCGGCGCCATCGTGCGGACGGCAGTGCAGCATGTCGCCACCCAGGCGCGCATGGAGACGCTGAAGGAAAACAGTGACGTCGTGCAGTCGGTGGAGTGGGTCAGCACCCTGGACTCGAAGACCACCAGCCAGTGCCGCACGCTGGACAAGCGCCGATTCAAGCTGACTGAGGGGCCGAGGCCACCAATCCACATCAACTGCCGCTCGACGGTGGTGGCGGTGACGCGCTTCAGCGCTCTGTTCACCAAGGACGCCACTCGGGCATCCATCGGCGATGGCGGTGCGCAGCAGGTGAGGGCAGACCTCAGCTACTACGACTGGCTCAAGCAGCAGCCGGCGGCGTTTCAGGACAGGGCCATTGGCCCGATTCGCGCGAAGCTGTTCCGCGAGGGCGGCCTGAGCATTGAGCGCTTCGCCGAGTTGCAGCTGGACCGGAACTTCGCACCGCTGACGCTTGTACAGATGAAAGTTCTTGAGCCCCTGGCGTTTGAGCGAGCGGGAGTGTAATCAGTGGAAATCACAATATGTTGAGGTGCCGCCGCAAGGTGATCCACCACTTGCTCACTCCGAGCTTAGATATTGCATCTTCAGTGGTTTCGTAAGTGTTTAGAGGATCTTTCTTACCATCTGGCCATGATGCGAAGGCGTGAATAATGATTGCTGAGACGCTCTCTATGGGCCCTTTTTTCTTCCCCTCTCCGATCGAGTAAAACTCAGGGCTGGTGTTTTCTAAAGGCGCGAGTGCCAGATAAAACTGGTGGCGCCAATGTTCTTCATGGCCCTCGCACTCGTGCAGAACTACCTTGCTCTTAATTCTCCCTTTGGCGTCTTTGTATTGCTCGATCAATCGTGCGGAAGTCAGCCATGCCAGGCGGTTGGGCGCGGGTGGTTTCTGACCTGCGCCGTCGGGCCCAATGAGTGCCTGATAAGCCCGCTCTAATGTGCGTGCGGCATATCCAGCCATTCGTTCATCAGTCCTATCACGCGCGGTAACCCTGATAGTTACAAATGCAGCTATTGCAGCTGCCGAACCAGAGAAGGCAGCGATGGCGTTTGCCCAATCACCAGCAGTCATAACTCAACATCCTTTGATATCTAAAATCGTGAATCATCCTTGATTTGAGGGTGAAAGCAACACGTAGCACCCTCGATTTCTAAGCAGGCAGGGCCTGCACCTACGTCTCTGGGAGACAACAAATGCTGAAATTCCAAATGGACAGCCTGGACGGTGTCGACGAAGCCGTGCGCGCTCTTTACACCGAGAAGGACGGCAAGTTCGTACTCGGCATTGAAGGTCTGCCGCAACAAGAAGATGTATCTGGCCTGAAGGCCAAGGTTGATGAGTTGCTCGGCGAGAAGAAAGCTGCCGAGAAGGCTCGCAAGGACGCCGAAGAACAGGCCCGACTGGAGCGTGAAGAAGCCGCTCGCAAGTCTGGCAACGTCGAGGAGCTCGAAAAGTCCTGGTCTGAAAAGTACAACCGCCGCGAAGCTGAGCTGAACGGCATGCTGGAACAGGAGCGTGGAACGCTGAGCACTCAGATCCGGGATCTGACTGTCGGCCGTACCGCTACGGACATCGCGTCTGCCCTGGCAATCCCAGGCAGCGCCAAAGCCCTGTTGCCGCACATCGAGCGCCGTCTGAGCGTCGAGCAGCGCGATGGGAAGCCTGTTGTGGTCGTCCTCGACCAGCAGGGCAAGCTCTCGGCAGCAACGCTGGATGAGCTGAAAGCAGAATTCGCAAACGACACGGCCTTCGCGCCGTTGATCGCGGGTAGCAAGGCATCTGGCGGCGGGGCTGCTGGTGCTGGAGGTGGCGGCGGGGCCGCAAAAGGAAAAATCGGCGGCACCAAAGAGGAACGGACGGCTGCAATCGCAAGCCGGTTCCCAGATCTCCCTCAATCGTAAGGAATAACTCATGTCCCTGTCGCAAATGCAGGTTTTCAACGAATACATCATGCCGGCGACTCTCGAGACGCTGGATCAGTATCTCGCCGCTTTCAACGCCGCAAGCCGCGGTGCAATCGTGCTGTCTCCGGACGGCTTCACTGGTGACTTCCTCCAAGAGTCGTTCTTCCAGACCCTGGCCGCTGCCCAGCGCCGTGTGGATCGCTACAGCGCAAACGCCGCTGTCGCCGCTACCGACCTGACCGAGCTGAAGAACACTTCGGTGAAGGTCGCCGGTGGCTTCGGTCCAATCCGTTACGAGCCGTCGCAGATGACCTGGCTGGAGCGGCCAACCGCCCAAGGCATTGAAGTTGCCAGCCGCGCGTTTGCTGAAATCCTGCTGAAGGACCAGCTGAACACCGCGATCGCTGCCCTGGTTGCGGCGATCACCGCTCAGGCCGCCGCGGTCAACGATGTGTCGGCTACCGCTGGCATCACCCACGCGGGCCTGAACAACGCCCATGCGAAGTTCGGCGATGCGAGCCAGAACCTGGTAACCCAGGTGATGCAGGGCACCAGCTACCACAAGTTGGTCGGCCAGAACCTGACAAACCAGAACCAGCTGTTCCAGGCCGGTAACGTCCGCGTGATCGACCTCCTCGGCAAGATCTCCGTTGTGACGGACGCCCCGGCGCTGATGCAGGCCGGAGTAAATCCCGCGCCGAACAAGGAAATCATCCTGTCCCTGGTGCAAGGCGCTGCGCTGGTTCACGACGGCCGCGACATCATCAGCAACGTCCAGACCACCAACGGCAAGGAGCGTATCGAAACCACGCTCCAGACCGACTACACCTTCGGTCTGGGCCTGAAGGGCTACACCTGGGACACCACCACCGGCGGCAAGTCGCCAACCGACGCCGAGCTGGCGACCGGCACCAACTGGGACAAGACCGCCACCAGCATCAAGCACACCGCCGGTGTGGCTCTGATCGGTGATGCTTCCAAGTAAACCCTCAATAGCTGCGCCGGGGCATAGCGCCCTGGCCCAGTGGAGCAGCAACGATGACCGATAACAATGTTTGGTATCTCCCTGGGCCCTTCCATCGCTACGAAGACGATGTGAAGGCATTGGCCAAGAAGGCTGGCCTGCGCATTATCGATGCGAGCGTGACCGAAAGCCGCGACAACGAAGCTGAAAGCCCGCCTAAGGCCAAGCTGAAGGCCGAGTACGCAGAAGACGGTGCTGAAACCAACCCGGCGAAGATGGGTGTGGCAGAATTGCGCGAATGGCTGACTGCCCATGGTGTCGAGTTCGACCCGAAAGCGCCGAAAGCTGACCTTGTAAAACTCATTCCTGCGGAATAACTCATGGCACTCATCATCGAGGACGGCACCGGCAAGCCTGACGCCGAAAGCTACGCGAGCGCCGATGACCTGGCCCTGTATGCCGTGAAGTTCGGCGCAGTTATCCCGGCGGGCGTCCCCGAGCAGGAAGCTCTGCTACGCCGGGCCGCGTTGGCGATGGATGGCAAGACCTGGAAAGGCCGCAAGATGAGCAGCGAGCAGGCGCTGGCCTGGCC